ATCGTGATAGCTCGGATTAACATCCTCGCAATAGCTTGGCTTATGCCAGAATCCCTTGATTCATTAGCTGTTTGATTGTCTTAGGAGATGCGTTAAGGGTCCATCCACGATTGGGTTTGTTTACTCCTGCCTTGCTGTTAATAGCGTCATTAACAAGAACATTGAATGCTGTAGCAGATGCTTTGATAAATGCTTCACGAATAGCTGTATTCATTTTGATTTCCTTTGGTTTGTTTTACTACGTAAAAAGATTAACGCTTATTCAGATAATCAACGTAAGCTTTTACTTTCTTACGTCTCTCTTCGTTACGATTGTACAATTGAGAAAAGACATTCTCTTGTTCATATCTCCAAGCAGCTTTGTTAGCGTATTTAACAGCAACAATCGGATAGACAATTGCGAATACAAACAAGAGAATTTCAATCATAATCGTTCCTTAATTATGCAACATTAATTTCAACATCATCCAGCGTAGACATGAGTTCAATCAAATCGTCCGTAGAAATTCCATTAGCCAATACAGCTTTGAGAATATCCATATGAGAGAGATTGTTCTTCAGTGCTTTCTTCATGACGATCCCCATGCTTGCATTAATGTCAAAAGCTTTAGGCTCAACATCAATATTGCGTTCAGCCCATGACCAAATATTATTCAATGGATCATCAAGGAAGTCGATGCATTTCAATACGGCAGCGTCATAATTCTTTTTATCTTTCTTGCTGAATTGCATTTCCTCTTCGCTGTAAGAGAAACCACTAAATGCTTTGAAATACAATACAGCAACTTTACGATTGACAGGCGTAAGAACTTTGATTACGTTATTGACATAAGCAATATCCCCTGTGGCGTGCAAGGCTTCGAGAACAGAGCGTGATAGCGTCAATAGCTCACTCCGTGTAACTTTCTCTGCCCCTGTAAGAGCCTTAACAGAACGCTTAAATGCTACATCAAATACTTTTTTATCAAACATGTCGTACTCCTAATAGAATTAAATTAAATGCCCATTGCAATCAAAGATTGCGCTTGTTGAAACAATCGTCTCTCATAATAAGGGACATTCAAACAGCCAATCCAATCATGCTTAAGCTGTTTAACAGATGCTTGTAACCGAAATAAAATCATGGCTTGATAGGACATAATCATTTCCTTATTAGTGTGAACAAAGCTGCCTCAAAACTCCAACCACGTAGAAACATATAACGTGCTGCGATGTAAGTGCCAAGACTCTTATTAATCAGCTTAGCTCTTTTCAATTCATTTATGTTCATTTGATTCTCCTTACGTAAAAAGAATAAGCCAAGCATATCTGCGAATACGCTCAGTTTATACTTTCAATAAACTGTTTATCCTTTCTTCGCTGCTTCAGTGCATCATGATAGCTGTTTCTTTCCACCCTGTTGCAAGCTAGCTAGTCTAGACACTGAAGGGAGAATGGAAATACTAGGACAACATGACGTAATGTTACGTATGAAGAAGAAAAGATAAATCATTAACAGGTGTTAAAGAGCGGACTTCAGGCTTTCGCCTTCCAGTCGCTTTTAAATTGATACTGGAATTAGCACAAGACATTATATGTCTCATGTTCTATTAAGCATCGACAGAAGCACGCTAGTGCAATTCTTATTAACCCATTCACACTCATGCATCCTCATATGTTGGAGACTAGCTTAATGTAAGGCGTAGACTAGCTATGCACATAACACCATCTAGCACGACACATACATACAGATCGGCAAGCATTGTGAATGAATAAGAACGTCGCTCTTAATTCATATCAATTTAAATTGTTAAACAGCTAGAGAACAACAAGGCATCTTGTGTGCCCATCTCTTACAACATGAAGCCAGTATTGCATACATCTGAACATCTGTCAAGCTATTCTCATTCATTCGATTACGTTCTATGTTGTTGAGCCTAAGCCCTATTAACATCTACTTGCCTATCGAATGACTCCATAGTAAAGCATGTTGAACAGTGCGTCAAGAAGTATTTGCATATCTATTCGCCCTATATATAGCAAGCATATTTATATAGACGTTCCTTACGGAACAAAAGATTGGTGAACGAAGTGAACGTAATAGGCTGAACCCCGCATAAACATTGAGATATATTCACATTAATGGTGAGCATATGTCAAGCAATAATGTGAATATAATGAATATTTGGTGAGGAGGTCATTTCACCCATTATTTTAATATGTATATACAAATTCATCCCCCTCTATTATTCCAATTATGCTTAGGGGGATAGCAGGGGGAAGGGGTGAGTGTATATATTGCATTTCATCTAATAATTTTCTCCAAGAAATTCTGACATTTCTGAAAGTATGCTGAAGAGTAATATGAAGAATAATTCTTATACGTATGCTTCGCATACAAAAACAGAATAACATAATTGTGCCGTAGGCACGTAACAGAATGAATGAACGTAGTTCTTTATATTATATTGATATAGAGGGCGACAGCATATTTATAAAAGAAAAGGAAATGAATGTCTAAAATTGTTTTAGAAGAAGTAACGAATAGTAATAACATTTCTAAGATTAATGAGAATTTCGCTAAACTAGAAACAGCATTGAATGATAAGGTTTTATATAGGGACAACCCTGTAGGAGAACCTAATACATTTAATACAGATGTAGATGTTAATGGAAAAATTTTATATAATCTTCCAGTGCCGTTATTGGATTCACAAGCTGCAAGACTTAAGGATGTACAACAAGCATTACAAGGAAATGCAGCAGCTAATTTAATTGGAAACACTCCTGCTGGTAATATTAGTGCTACGAATGTACAAACAGCAATTAATGAACTTGATACGGAAAAGGTTTCATTGGTTCAATTAGCAGCAAGCACTGGTGTAAGTATAGTGGGTTCAGCTGCATGGTATGCATCTACAATCACTGGATTTAATGCAACCGTTGTACCAGATGGTGCTATAGTCATTTTTAGTGGACGAGATTCACAGAATGATGGTGGTGGTGGAACTTTTGTTTATAATAAAACAAGTTCTCAAGGTTCTGATGGTGGGGCAGTCTTTGCGCCGACTGGTGGTGGGCGTCTGTTTCGTAGTGGCTGGACATTGGGGGGATTCAATGGTACGCTAAAAGTAGAATGGTTTGGTGCTAAAGGTGACGGAGTAACTGATGATGCCTCTGCCCTTCAATCGGCAATTAATGCCACAGTTGCTGGCGGGGTGCTTGAGTTTGGTGCTAAAAACTATAAAAGTACTGTGAGGCTATCTCTCTCCTTGCCCATAACATTGCAGGGTGATACGCAATATGTGACATCGATTTTATTCGTTGGCTGCTCTGGCCTGATTGTTAATTCCATTAATAATATACAGATAAAAAATATTTCTCTTGCTGCATCGATACGGCACACAACTACTCCGAATATATATATAGGCATTCAGGTAACAGGGGCAACTGGTACACGACCTACCAACCATATTTACCGTGATATATATGTGGACGGTTTTCAAACAGCATACAAAGCAGATTGGCTATGGTCATCCACGTTTGATAATTTCAAATGTGGTAATGGTCAGATTGGGGTTCAAGTCACTGCACTTAGTGTTAATAACACAGTGATAAATAGTTCGATCAGCTGTGATGGTACTACCGGCAGTCGTGGAATTAAGTTGGATGGGAATTTGACGCCCTCTGAGGGATGGATGATTCTATCAACATTAGTTGATAATTGTGAAATCAATATTGAAGGTATTGCAATTACGCATGTCTATATTAGTAATTGCATCCTTGATCATGCGAAAAGTAATGCCATCATAATTAATGGGTCAGGGGCCAACTTTGGAGGTAACTGGACAATACGTGGTAACTATATTGCAATGGGTGGTGCATCTGGGGATACTGCTATTAAATGTACCAATGCTGCTGTCAGCACTCAAAATAGGGGCAACATTATCTCTAATAATCAAATACTAGTATATACTGGAAGTGCATGTACAAGGGGTGTATTTATGAGCGGAGCAGAAGCTCGGAATAACATTATTTCAGGAAATACATTTAAAGGATTTACAACTGCTGATATCCGTGTTGTAGCAGCTGATATCATTACGAACAATAACTGTCAATCATCTATTGCAATTAACATCGATGCTGCTGGAACAAAATCAGTGCTTTCCAATAATATCGGCATCATTAATTTTGCAGAATTCTCAGAGTATATGCCATTAGGTCAGAATAAAGTTACATGGTCTTATACTATCCCAACGACAGGGACATGGACACAGGGCGATATCTGCTGGAAAAGTAATGTAGGTTCTGCTGGAATTCCTGGATGGGTTTGTACTGCTAGCGGAACCCCGGGAACATGGAAAGCAATGGCGGCAGTTGCCGCTTAATAGTATTACAACTTAATTAAAGAAAACATATGCATACAACACACAAAGATTTAAAAGCCGGCAATGGCAATCCTCCTCCACGATTTGCTCCAAAGAAAACTAAAAAACCTAAAAAGAAATAATGTCTTACGGAATTTTGTTATGTATAGCTCTCTTGCTAAATATCAACAATAAGAAGATGCTTCTCCTTATTCTAGCAATAGGGGTTGGCATCTTCATTCCTATTCCAGATGAGAATTTCTACTTCGTTTGTATTATGGTTGAAATCTTTGTAGCATTGATTGCGTATAGAACAAATCTATGTATCTCATATATTATCATACGTCTTTCCATTCTTCTTATTGTATTTCATATTCTTGGGTTTCTTTTAGATGGCTATCCCGTATCAAGTCCATATCACATTCTAGTAAAGATTTCTGAACATGCTGAAATTATAGTGTGCATCTTATTCTCAAATACATTTATTAAGAAGGGCATATGATGCCAAATGAAGGAAATTTTATTTATTATTTGGCTGGACTTTTAGTGGCTGTGATTGGATATTTCTTAGCAGATGCCCATACACAGATAAAGGATAAGGCAGATAAGGAAGTGTTAAAAGAAGCTATTGAAACATGGCGTGCTGATTTAAGAGAGAGCAAGGCAGAATCTCAAAGAGAAGCTGAACGCATGGAAAGACAATATGAAGTTAAGTTTGCAGGGGTTGTAGCAGATTTGTCTAATCGAATTAACAGTGTAGAAACAAATCTTGTACAACGTATGGAACTTATATTACAACTATTAGGAAAGAATAAATGACAAAACTTGTACTAGATACCGTTAATTCTGGGATTAACATTAGTACTATTAATGAGAATTTTCAGAAGATTGAAGATGAATTTCAGAATAAAATTCTCTATCGAGATAATCCTATTGGGGAACCAAATGCTCTTGTAACAGATATCGATACTAATGGAAAGAGGATTTATAATCTTCCTGTTCCTCTCCTTTCTAGTGAAGCAGCACGATTACAGGATGTGCAGAATGCTATTAGTAATTCATCAGCTAATCTAATTAGCAATGTACCTGCGGGTAATATTAGTGCTACAAATGTGCAGACTGCAATTAATGAACTTGATACGGAAAAGGTTTCATTAGTTCAGTTGGCTGCTTCTAATGGCACAACACTAATTGGAGGAACATGGTTTGGTTCTGTTATTGCAACAGTTTCACAACTCGCTTCTTCTATTGGATCTTCTCTTATTGGATGGATTCAATCAGGCACCGGAGCAGTAATTAAATCTATTCAGAGTAAATTACGTGAATCTATTAGCGTTAAAGATTTTGGGGCAGTTGGAGATGGAGTTACTGATGACACTCTAGCAATTCAGGCAGCAATTAATGCTGCTAGTATTGGTCGCCGTATCCTTTTTCCTTCTGGCACATACAAAATTAGCACTACAATTACTTTTAGTGCAATCTGTCAAACCCTCGAAGGAGAGGCAAATGGAGGGTTGTATGGTGTGCCTAAACTTCTTTGGTCTGGGCCACTAGGCGGAATAATGGTAAAAGCGGGTAATGGTAAACATTATCCAACTATTCGTAATATGCTATTTGATGCAAATCGTCTTGCAAATACTTGTGTTTTTATTGAAGCATTGGCTGGCTCACAGACGAATAATCCAACACTAGAGCATCTAACATTTCTTGGATATGTAACTAAAGGTGTTATTCTTGGTGTAGACGATGATACGGCAAATAGTAATGGTCAGATGTCTAATGTCAGTACTACAAATCTTCAATGGCGTGGAGGTGGTGTTGCGAATACTATCGGCTTCTTTATGAATGCACAAAATGTAGAGCATTGTGTAGGAACTGCATGGTACTTCGACCCTTGGCCAGATGCAGGATATTTTAATCACTTAAATCATGTCCGTATCCGAGCTGGTGGAATGTCCCTTCTAGGGCTATTAACTACTCGCGCAGACAGCTTTGCTATTTCTACTGATGACAATATTGCAGTGTATGATTGGCGGGCAGAAGACCGCTACCTCTTTACTCAGTCTGCCATTGATAATAAAGCCCCTTCAACACTGTCCAATGTAGTGCAGCGTTTTAATGCCGGCTATTCCTCTGGCGACTATACACTTGTTCTAAATGGTCTTGTACAGCCAGTGGTTCTAACTGGTGCAACCCTGCAGGGATCTGTCCTAGTAGGAGCAACTAGTGACCGATCTTTTGTTGGTCTTGGGCTGTCATTCCCTTGGGGGGGCAGTGTAGTTTATGCAGGCACATCAAATGCAGCAGGAATGACACAGGATCTTGCTAATGGTAAATTAGATCTGCGAGGTACGAATCCGGGTTTTAAGGCGCAATCACGTAATGGTGGGATAGTAGCAGAACTAGGTCGAAGAACTCAATTTGGATATCTTGCACTACCAACAGGAACAACGCCCGATATATCTGGCGGTACTGTATTTGGTACTAACAACGGAGGCGCAACGACATTAACAAAATTAACAAATCTACAAACAGGTCAACTTGCTGTATTGATTGGTAATGATGGTGGCCTAACTACGGTAGCCAGTGGAACATTTATTAAACTTGCCGGTGGTGTGAGTTTTGTGATTGGTACACAAGATAGTATCACTTTTATTGGTGGTGTATCAGGTGAGGCTCTAGAACTTTGTCGTAGTAATAACTAATTAGAGGGCAGAGAAAAATATGGTATTGACATTACTCTCAATGCTAGGAGGGGGTCTTATGAGGCTCCTTCCAGAAGTAATGAGTTTCTTTAATAAGAAAACAGATAATCAACATGAACTCAATATGCTTGATCGTCAAATTGAATTAGAGAAAACTAAAACAGCAGGACATATTCAAGAGATTTCATTAAGTGGAGATATTAGCGAAACTCTAGCACTTCTTGATACGCAAAAAGAAGCCCTTAAAGGACAGATGCAAATCACTGGAATTCGATTTGTAGACGCTTTGAATTTTCTTGTACGTCCCATCACCACTTATTATCTGCTTCTCCTCTATGGAATTGCTAAAGTAGCTCTATTTATTTTGGCAGTACATTCTGAAATGAGTGTTGAACTCTTAATCGGTAAAGTGTATGATGAAGAGGACAAGGCAATTCTTTCTGGTATTCTTGCTTTCTGGTTTGTTGGTCGGTCTATTGATAAAAAGAAATGATTGAAGCACTATATTTGGCACTCCTCTTAATTAAGAAATTCGAGGGGTGTCGTTTAAAAGCCTATCAAGATATTGTAGGAATTTGGACAATAGGGTATGGAGAAACATTAGGTGTTGTAGAGGGAATGGTGTGGACTCAGGAACAGGCTGAGAGCGTTTTAAAACAGAGGGTTGGATACTTCCTATTAACTGTAATTAAAAACTGCCCACAGCTTCATCTAGAGCCTCCTAGCCGCATTGCTGCATGTACTTCCCTTGCATATAATATTGGAATTGGCGCATTCAGAGCTTCTTCTGTCTGTAGGTATACAAAACTTCAAGAATTTGATAAAGCAGGAGTGAGTATTCTTCTGTGGGATAAAGCAGGTGGACGCAGAAGAAAGGGTCTTACAATACGTAGGAAATTAGAGAAAGTACAATATGATTATTAATAAAGAAATAATGCTTGATTCTATGAATAAGCCAATTACGCAATCTCTCTTTCTTGAACTTGGGTATACTGATTTTTCCGTATATACATTGAAAGATAATGATTATGAATATAAAGGCAAGGTTTATCCTTCCCTTAAGCGTTTATACCTTGAGATGGCAGATCCTACAGAATATGAATTTGCTGTAACATATTTAATTGGATGGCGTCATTGGAAGCGTATTTGTGAGAATAAACAGATTCGTGTTTATATTGATGAATGGCGTGAAGAATTGGAAATGAAATTACGTTCTGAAGGTGTTAAGCACGCTATGCAATCTGCCAAGCTTGGTGGTTTTCAAGCAGCTAAGTGGCTTGCAGATAGAGGTTGGTCGAATAAAGGTGCAGGACGTCCATCTAAAGAGGATGTAGAGGGCGAGAAGAAGTTTCAGGCACGTATGGATTCAGAATATGGAGCAGATGTTTTAAGGTTGTTTAAAGGACGAGAATGAAAGAATCATGGCTAGTTGAAGCAGAAAAGAAATTAGATAAGATGCCGGATCAAGCAAAGCAAATTAGAGAGACGGCTCTCAATGATTTGTTCTTCTTTGCTCAACTGGTTAATCCGGGGTATATGTACGGAGAGATACATAAAGAATATTATCAATGGCTTCAGAATTATTCCTTATATGGACAAGGGATTGGACAGTCTACTAATAAACTTGTAATGCTTCCTCGTGCCCATCTAAAGAGTCACATGGTGGCTACATGGGCTGCCTGGATTATTACAAAACATCCAGAGGTTACAATTCTTTATGTATCTGCTACAGCAGAATTAGCAGAGACACAGCTCTTTGCTATTCAGAACGTAATTGCTAGCAGTTCTTATCAGCGCTATTTTCCTGAATATGTAAATCCTCAAGAGGGACGCAGAGAGAAATGGACACAGCGTAAATTCTCTATTGATCATGTAAAGAGGCGTTTAGAAGGCATTAGGGATGCCACAGTGAGCACAGCAGGGCTTACCACTAATACTACTGGCTGGCATGCTGACATCATCGTAGCGGACGATCTAGTGGTTCCTGAGAATGCTTATACGCAGGATGGACGAGACAGTGTTGCTAAGAAAGCTTCACAATTCACTTCTATTAGGAATGCAGGAGGATTTACATTAGCATGTGGAACCCGTTATCATCCCTCAGATGTATATGCTTCTTGGAAACAACAGGAATATGATTTGTATGATGAAGAAGGAACTGTTGTTGATCGTGTTCCTGTATGGGAGATTAAAGAATACGCAGTTGAAGTAGATGGTATTTTTATCTGGCCAAAGACAATGCGGAGTGATAATAAGTATTTCGGATTTGATGCACAAGTATTAGCTCGTATCCGTGCTGAATATTCTGATCGTGTTCAATTCTATTCTCAATACTACAATGATCCAAATGATCCCGGATCAAACAGAATTAATAGGGATAGGTTTCAATACTATGATAAGAAATTCTTAAAACAAGAAGGTGGAAGTTGGTATTTTAAACGTCAAAGATTAAACGTATATGCTTCAATTGACTTCGCTTTTAGCCTGCATAAGAAAGCAGATAATTCAGCTATTGTTGTAATCGGTATTGATGAAGCAGGATATATTTATATTCTTGATATTGATGCTTTTAAGACAGATAAGATTTCAGATTACTTTAAACGTATTAAAGAGCTGCATTCTAAATGGGAGTTTAAGAAGCTCCGTGCTGAGACAACAGTGGCACAGGCTATGATTGTACGTGATTTAAAAGATATGATGCGAGAGGAGGGTTTAAGGCTCTCTATTGATGAGTTTCGTCCTACACGTAATGAAGGAACTAAAGCAGAGCGTATTGCTGCTGCTCTTGAGCATCGTTATGAGAATATGTCTATGTGGCATTATAAAGGTGGATACATTGATGTTCTTGAAGAAGAACTTGTATTAGCCCGACCTGCACATGACGATATTAAGGATGCTCTAGCATCTGCTGTAGAAATTGCAATTAAACCAAAAAGAAGTAGAAATTCAGATGAATCTCCGTCCAATGTGATTCAGTTTAACTCAAGGTTCGGGGGGATTGCCTTCCGTGGATAAAGGATAATAATGAGTAAGAAAGCTCTTGAAGTATCAGCTATTTTCGGACAAGATTCGGAAGCTAAATTTATTGGTAATAAGTGGCATGTGTTAAACACTCAAAGATTTCCTAAGATTGAATTGTGGAAAGAGTTGCGTAACTACATCTTTGCTACAGACACCACAACCACTACAAACAGAACACTCCCTTGGAAGAATAGCACAACCCTCCCCAAGCTTTGTCAGATTAGAGACAATCTACATTCTAATTACATCTCTGCCCTCTTTCCAAATGATGAATGGATTAAATGGGAAGCATATACAAAGAGTGATGCTACTAAGTCTAAAGTACAAGCTATTGAATCTTATATGGGAAATAAGACACGAGAGAGCCATTTTAAGACTGAAGTAAGTAAGTTGGTATACGACTATATCGACTATGGCAATGCCTTCGCTACGGTTGATTTTGAGGCATCCTATAGGAAGTCTGTAATTGGTGAACGTATTCCAATTTACATTGGTCCTAGGATTAGACGTATCTCTCCACTAGATATTGTCTTCAACCCTATTGCTAACAGTTTTAAAGATTCATTTAAGATTATTAGAAGCCTTCGTAATATTGGTGAATTACAAATGATGTCTGAGGATGAACCAGATAACATCTATCTTCAGAAAGCTATTGTAAATCGAGATAAGATGCTATCACATATGAATTC